CAGTTGTCGCCATTTGTTATTACAAACGATTATTGAGTTGGCGAGTGGATTATCTATTTACTAATAAAAGATTATTAGCTGTCTTATTTAAAGAAGCTAAATTTTGTGCATCTAATCTTCTTTGTTCAGTAATTAGTTCGATTACTTCAGGGTCACTCATTAATTGTGCCCAAGCTTTTCTACGAGCATCTTGAAATAATCTATGTATTAATTGGTTATGTACATATGCAGATCTTGGGTCCATTTCTCTCCGACCAGCATTAAGGTCATTTTGCATATATTGAAGTGATTGTATAACTCGCGGGTCACGAGCTAATTTATTTAAAGCCGCTTCTAAATTCTGATCTCCAATTGCTTTTTGGAATAAAGACCTTAGTCTTGGAGATTTCTTTAAACTTAATCCATCTGGTGAAGATAAAGTAGAAAGTCTCATATCATATTTACTTTCAAATAAAAGTTTTCTACCTTCGCTTTGGTCTAAATTAATTTGAAATGGACTAAACATGTTAAACATACGAGTAGGAAAATCCCAATCTTTAATTGGTTTTCCGTTTAATAAGTCGTATTTAGTAGGTATCTCATTAACAGCTAAACCTTCAGTTATTAAGTTTCTATTTCTAATTGACTGCCATATACCTGCATTCAATTCTTTCATATGTGGATTGAATAGTTTTCCTAATTCATTTCTCATAGAACTCATAGGAATAATGTTATTCATAAGACCACCAACAATCCTTTCTGTCTGTCCAGGACTACCACCAAACAAATCTACAAATTGCTGCATACCAGCTAAATAAGATTTACTTGTAACACCTTGAGCAACAACTAAAGCTAATTTCTGTAAATTATCTTCAGTCCATTCCTCACCCATTAATTGGCTGTAGTCTCCAATATCAGCAATAGTTGAAAGTATTAAGTTAAATGGTTCAAATGAGTCATAACTTACCTGTACTCCACCAATAGTAATAGTTCTAGGTTTATATCCTCCATCTATCCATGCACGTCTCATCTGACGATCAGCTGGTCCATTACCTGTTAAACCTCCATTCATAAAATGCATGGAAGCCATAGTAATAATTGAACCACCAATAGCTAATCTTCCAGTTTGTAAAGCTTTAGCATTAGCTAATTCTTCAGCCGTTGTAATACCGTACTTGGCAACATCCTGTAAGTTATTGACAGTTGCACCAGCAATTTCATTATATTCTTTTACTAAAAAGTTAAATCCTGGAGTATGCTTGGCAGTTAATGCTAATCCATTTACACCAGTTCTAGCGAATAAAAAGAAAGGTTTAGCCCACGGAGCTTTTTCAAATACTTCATTTAGACCTTTTGCAAAACCAGTAAGGTCTTGAGTTAATGTAGCTTCTTTCTTTGCATATAATGTAGCTGCATCAGTAATGTTTCCATCTGGGTCAAGAACAGTTGAAAGAAATCTATTTTCATAATTCTTAAGTAAATCTGGAGTTATTTCTACAACATCACCTTTAGAAACTGCATCTATAGCAGCTCTCATAGCTTTCTCTTTTCCTTTAGCTCTAGCTAATAGATACCCAAAAGTATCATCAGTTGCAGCCATTATCTTAGTTGAGTAAGTAAGGAATTTATTATCATTAAGTGCTCTAGCCATATTTGCCATATAGAAGGCAGCTTTATCTCCAAGAGTTGCTCTACCACTATTCTCTACCCAATCAGTAAATATTGCCCACTGCTCATCTCCTTTAGTACGTTCTATATAACGTGACTTAATTGTTGATACATCACCTGACCAGTAAGCATTTAATTTAGTATTAAATAATTTCCATGCTTCTGGAATAGTTTCAATCATTCCAGTTAAAGCAGAAATAGAAGCTTTTCTAGTAGCTACATCACCAGTAAGAGTTGAACCTATTACTTGAGATATAGGTCTTAAGAATGTTGCAGTACCTGTACCCATGATCGCTCTGACAGAAGTCTTCGGACCACTAAGTACACTATGAATCATCATTGCTTGCAGTTCTTTAATAAGAACACCAGTCTTAGGTTGACCGTTAAAGTCTCCACCTTTTAGTTTTTTACGAACCCAATTATCAAAGTCTTTAACATTACGGATGTCATTACTCATAGAGATGACTTCCATATATGCTTTAAATAAATCACCGCTAGGTTCATCACCAGCAATTTTAAAAGCTAATCTAAAGGCATCTATAGATTCTACAACTTGTCTGTCAACAGCCTCATTTAATTGTTTTAAAGATTGTTTTCCAGCTCCAAATGCTCTTAATTGTCCAGATGTTTTCATACTAGACAATTTGATTTGAGTTAAACCAGCAATAATCTTTTCGTATATAGCTTTAGCTGGACCATCAATATCATTAAGGTCAGCGATACTAGCAAGCTCTCTCGCACCAATACCAGCATCTCTTAGCTCTCTCATTAAAGAACCAATAATTAATCTTGAAGCACTTGCTTTTTCTGGGTCCCAGATAGTAATTTCATCAGGCGCACCTTTCTTAATAACAGTAGGTGCTTCAAACATTTTTGCCCAAAACTCTTCAGGAGATACGTCAGATCTATTTCTGCCTTCATATACTTCTTTAATAAGTTCAGCAGAATCGCCCCATATTTCAGCTAATGTTTTACCTTGAGCTTTAGCAGCTTTAATCTCAGCTTGTAGACGAACATCTGTCATAAATTCACCAAGAATTTCTACAACATGATCTTCAGCCATTTGAGAACTTCTAACTATAAGTTCAGTTTCTACAGGAGTTGTATAACTAGCTAATCTCGCTGCCGAAGTTACTGAGTCAGTAGAACCCATTTCCGCACCAGCTTCTTTTTCAATTCGATTTAACTGATCTCTAACATCACTAACTTTACCGTTAGAGGTTGGAGCACCTTGCCATGGATCTGATATCTCAGAGTTTTTATATGCAGTATATTCTGGTTTACTTAAATCGTTTATACCTCTTTCTTTAATTTGGGATTCAACGTCTACTTCTCTATTAACAGCTTTTTGCAGAGCATCCATACTGCCATCTTCAGTTACTTCTTGACCAGCTTTATTTACTCTAACCTTTTTAATACCTTTACCAATCAGCATACTTGCAGAGTCAAAAATAACTCCAATACCCATTCCCTCAACAACATTCTTCAATGTTTTCATTGCAGGGTGGTCTGTATCTTTAGTAGATAATGGTGTATCTATAAAATTAAAACGATCTCTTAAAATTGCTAAACCGTTATCTTCTTGGGAATATTTAGAAATAGCATCAGATGCAGCACCAACCGCAGCCCCTCTTACAAGACTTCCAGCTACTGTAGTTGCAGCAGTTACACCAGCTACCTTAGCAGCAGGGATAATAGCAGCAGCTAATGAACCAAAATGAACTAAGCTTCTTAATGCACCACCCCACCATGTTTTGGTTTCTATAGGGTTAGCGTCATCTACAAACCAGTCATCCCATTCAGCTCCATAGCCTTCATCGGTTGCTTGTTCTTCTTGCATTTCACCACTGAACATATCAATGGCTCTTTCTGGGAGGGTGACAACAGACGAAGCGGTATCTTGAAGTCCACCACCTATGGCAGATTGGACTTCTTTAACAACTCCTTTTAATCCTCCACCGCCTTCACGTTCACGAGGGTCATTCAACTCAGCCTTAGCTTGAGCTGCTTCATTTTGAAGTTGAAGTTCTTGTTGTTGTTGATACGCTTGTTGTTTTTCAGCCTCCTCATATCTTTCTTGGAAATCAATGCCATCCTTAACGAACTCCATTGCATCAACATCCAGTTCAAAATCATCAGGATTCATTTTTTACCTTAGTAATTAATTGCGTTTTCTTTTGTTTACTCTGTTTTGTTTTTTAACTTCTTCTCTTCTTTCTTCTAGTCCTTTTCCTATGTAATCGAAGGCGGCTGCCTCTGTTGCAAATATATCTTCTAGAAGCATTCCAGGAAGTCTTAATCCTGATCGTACAAACTCTTTAAGATTTTCAGCTGCTTGACTATCAGAGTATTTACTCATACTTCTTCGCATCTGCTGCTTCTTAGTTAGTTTCTTTATTTCTGGTGGTTCAAAAACAGTTTCAGTAGAAGCAAATTCTGGATATAGTCCATCTTTATTAGATAATATTTCATCAGCAAGTGAACTAATCGCAGGGTCACTATAATCAATAACCCCGTCACCAACATTTCCTTCTCCTCCATAAAAAGCTAAAATTTTTGCTCTGGCTAATCTAGCTTCAGATGTATGTGCGCTTAATAATTCCTTAGAAGTTTCAGGCATAGCTTCCCAAGCTTGTAAAACCACAGACTTAACAGGTTCACCAGCATCCATTAATTTACTTCTAACTTTTAATTGCGCTTCTTGAAGTGCTAGAGGATGAGGTCGTATACCATCTATCCTTATTTCATTTGCTAATTGAACATACATAGGATGGGCTATATTTTTCTTATGTAACTCTGCTGCCTCTTCAAGAATATCTTCAGTACCAGCAATGATTGATGTGTTAACAACGGTCATATCATTTTTTAGCTGACCCTGTGCAAGTGATAAATTACGTTTCCTTTCATTAACATCCGTAGAAGCTGATTGAAGAGTGTCCCATCTACCAGTAGCTATAATTGCTTTCATTTGCTCTGTAGCTTTGATGTAAGCATCAGCTGGACTATTAGCATCTTTCATCGCATCGGCATACAATCCTGGAAAATACCATTCAGCATTTTTCTGGACATTACCTAAAACTGTTTTATTACCTTTTAACTTAAAGCCTTTTGTAGTAGCTAAATCTTCTCTCATATCTTTTGAAGCCGAAATAGCATCTTTCAAATCTTTTTCACTTACACCATTAGGACTGGTTGTACCAACTCTTGTCATCCATGTTTCTCTTTCCTCAGCACTCTTTAGCTTATAGACCATATCTTCAGTTAACCTACCTTGGTCCCATTGAATCTGTAAGTATGGTTTTAGGTCTTCATCATTTTGATCTTCATCAGTAGGAAAACCAGTTACCTCAGCGGATGGTGTTCCATATGTATCATAATCCCAATTATTTCTTAAAAAATCAGCTAAATCTTTTTCTGTGAAAGATCCATTATCTTTCCTCATCTGTCTCATATCAGCTATTTTACTGTTTTCGTAGTTATCAGCTTTTTCTTCTTCAATCTCATAATATTCAACTTCAGCATCATGTAACTCTTTATCCCAATTTATTTCAGCCAACATCTTGGAATGTGATTCTAGAATCAGTTCTTTAGGAGCACCTTTTTTACCTCTATGAAGTATGTATAGTGCTTCTAATTTACGAGCTATTTCAGGTTTAATTTCTCCTGACTTAACCATTTCTAAAGCATCACGCATTACAAATTTATATGCTTCACCAAAAGTTTCATATCCTTTTTCATTTTTAACAGTTTCAATGTGTTCCATCACATTGTTTTGGAAATTTTGACGACCCTCTTGATCAGAATCATATTTTAAAATTCCTTTTAGAATTTCACGTCTTTCTCCATTCTGTTTTTCTAACCATTGCTCTTGATATACTTTCTTATTTTCAGCCATGAAGAGCTTTTCTTCGGCGTCATAATGTTCTTGTAAATCTTTTTGAAAACCATCACCATATTCCATAAAGGGTTCGGTGTCTTTATCTCTAAAGATTTGATATGCTCTTTGCTTATCCTCTAAAGATAATCCAGAAATATCTCCAGCTTCTTTATTAAAACGTTCAAGACTTCCAGCTTTATGGTTTTTAATTAAAGCATTTCTTAAACCATACTTAATCTTTTTATAAGTACTACTATCAATAGTATCTAAAGCTTCAATTATTTTTCCTTCTTCATTTATCTTTTTAGCTACTTTTATCTTTGCAAAGTACTCGTCTCTAACAAATTTATTACCTAGTTTTTCTCTTTCTTCAACAGCTTTAAGTTGGTCAATAGTATAGTTTGCAAACTTACTTTTATTAAATTCTTTTTGCTGTCTTTTCTCTTGCTGTAGTTTTAAACCATCAGCTAATTTCTTAGCTTTAGGTGCAAATTGAGCAATAGCTTCTATCATCTTGAGAGGCATTCCAGCATTTTTTATGCGTACTTCATCATTACGCCTTTCAGCTTCCTCTCTTTCTGCATAACTTCGATTAACACTTTGATAACTTTTTTCAAGTATAGAAGCATAATCGGGGACTTCATTAAAGTCTAATCTCATAATTTATAACTCCTATGGTTTGAAAAATCCGCTATATATTCCTGCGGCAGAACTAGCAATACTTAATGCATCCATAAATGCAGCAGCTCCAACACTCTGCATAACAGGTTGTGGTGGCGCGACATCAGGTATTGGCTGGAATGCTACTTCTGCATATTGTGCATCTACATATCCTTTAGCTTGTGCTTTAGCTTTAGCTAAATCTTTACTGATTTTATAATCGTTATTTACTAATTGCCTTCCAATCTCAGATACATTTCTACCATATTTAGCAAGTTCATTTGTTTGCAGTTTCCTAATAGATTGTCCCGTTCGACCACTTGCAATTAATTTTGCTGTATCACTTTTATTTAAAAGTTCTACATACATTTCTTGATACTTAACTTGTGCATCATCTCGTGCTTGTTGACGTTGTAGTTGTGCATCAGTAGCTGCACCTTTAACTGCCATCAAAGCATTTTGTGAATTAATTTCAGATTGAATTATTTTAGAATCATAGATGCTTAAAGTCTGCATCCATTCACGTTCACGCTTTTCATTCTGATATTTATATTGTCTTCGAGCAGCTTCATTCTGTGCTCTAGCTTGTGCTCCTAAACACACGGCAAAACTCCATAAAGGATAAATTATTAGGTCCGTGTTTTAATTCCCTTAAAAATTTGAACCCCAGGAATCTGAGTAGTTTTATATGAACTCTGTTTCGTTTATCAACGATGTTCCAGAGCAACTTCTCTTGTCTACTTTCCACATATCTTTTAGCTTCTCTTGCAAAAGTTAGTGGGTACTTATGAATAGCGGGTGTACATAGCATCCAGATTCTGCCATCTTCTTGTACGCCGGCTACTCCGGCTAAGTCACCATTAGGAACTGTAAAATAAACACTATCTCCATACGCGGCACATAGTGGGATTATTTTGACAGGATCATGTCCATGACCCTCTTCAACTTCCCTACGGTCATCTGGTAAAAGATTGGAAGCCACAGCTA